GGACCATTTCAGAAAACCGGACAAAGGTGGAATAAAGGGTATTGATCCAAAATCCTACTTTTTGGACAAGCTTTGTGTTTTCTGTTACGGTGCGCTACTGGCCTTCCCGGAGCATCTGGGGCTTGTGCCGGTCAGTAATGATGCCGCCGCATTTTTGACACACATAAACCGCCCGTTCGGCCCGTTCCGCATAATTGAGACCGCCCTCATCATCTTTACCCGGAAATTTGATTTGCGCCCATACCAGTTCAATGTACTCACCGCAGTGGGGACAGGGCACAAAGTAGTGTTTGATAATGTCGCATTCTTCTAAAGCCTTCCAAATGTGTCCCGTTTTAAGGGTAGGCGTAGAGGTCATGACAATTTTCCGGTTGTGGAATGTTTTAGTCCGTTCACGGGCCAGGGAAATGGGGTCAGATTCCTTTTTGGACGCGCCGGGGTATTTATCTACCTCATCCAAAAAAAGAAAGCGTATGGCCTTGCTGGAAAGGTTAGACGCAGAATTGGAGCCAACCAAGCTTAGGTACATACCGTCAAACTGTAGTTCCAGCCGGCTGCTTTCTAAGAAGTGGTACCGCTCTTTCAGGGATGGGGATGCGGTAATCATAGGGTACAGGCGGTTCTGTGATACGCTTTCTGCCAGGGTTTCGGAGGGATAGACCACTAAGGTCGGGGACGGGTCCTGCTGGATGATGTAGCCTATCATATTTTGGATGGCTTCTGTCATGCCGAACTGAGTCCCCTTACAGATGGCCATTTCTTCTGTCTCATAATTGAGAAACTCATCCATAATCCCTATCAGGTAAGGGGTTTTGTCATTTCTCCAGGGACCAGGCAGGGCGGAGGTTTTGGAATCCAGAATCCGGTATTTTTCCGCCCATTCCGATACGGATAAATCGTCAGGGGGCATGAGGCTCCGCAGTGCTGCCTGCTGGTACTCTGCAGCTTCGTACTTCCGGATGCGGATGGCCCTGCCTCTTTGTTTCATTTCTTCTTATGATCCTCCGTTATACCTGCTATCACAAAGGCCCGGAGCAGTTTTACAATCTCCGCCTGAAGCTCTTTTTCAATCCTTCTGGCCTCCAAAGGTTCTATAGCGCCGCCAATCAGGCCGGTGAGCCGGGCAGGCAGGGACATGGCGAATTTTTTAAAGGTCACGAAAAACCGTTCATAATCCGAAATGACGTCGTTGACTGCAATGTACTTTCCGGCTGCAATATCTGTTTTTAACCGGTGGAGTTCGCTTTGGGATTCCTTCAGGGAAATTTCCGCCTTTATTTTTTGTTCGCGCAGTTCCACTTCCCGTTCAGAACGGTTCTTTCCGTTGGCCTTGTCAGAGAGGTATTTTACATAGGTCTGTATGGTGGGGACTAAATCATAACGCCGGCCCTTTGGGGTTTCCACTGCTGGAAGGATGCCTTCCTTTGTCATCTGCTGGATTCTTCTGGGAGTCACACCGAACAGCTTTGCAATAATTTCCGTTTTGTATAAAGAGCTCCCTGCAATTTCACCTTTTTCATTCATTGTAAGATTTACCCCCTGGCAGATTATTTCCCTGATATCCTCAGAGCTCATAGCCTTTTGGCAGTTTCTCCGGTATAAGCCTCCCACCGCTGGATAATCACGTCGCAGTTGCGTTCATCCAGCTCCATCAAAAACGCGCTGCGCCCTAACTGCTCCGCCGCCATCAGCGTGGAACCGCTGCCGCCGAAAAAGTCTCCCACGTTCCATCCCGGCCTGCTGGAATTGTTCATGAGCCTGCCTATCAGGGGGATGGGCTTCATTGTCGGGTGCAGGCTGTTCCGGACAGGCTTATTTTCATAATGGATGGTGGTCTGGTCCTGATACTGTCGGCGGAAGCTGTCTATATAAGCCACAAGTTCCTGCCTTTTCATAGATTTGAAGTCCGGTTCTTCTTCCTGCAGGAGGGTATCCTGTGTACGGTCTCCGATGAAATAATGGGCTGCGCCCTCCTTCCAGCCGTACAAAACTGGCTCATGCCGCCATTGGTAATCCTGACGGCCTAAAACAAAGGTGTTCTTTTGCCAGATGAGGCATTGGGCCATTTTTAACCCGGCGTCTGTGTAGGCTCTCCGGAACGGTAAGCCGGAACTTTCCGCATGGAATACATAGATGGCGGCTCCCGGGCGCATCACATCTCTTGTATTCTGAAAAGAATCCAGCAAAAAACAATAAAATCTGTCTGCATCCATATTATCGTTTTCAATAGTGCTGTTTGTTCTGCTTCCTTCCTGACCCTGGTAGGCTTCTAGAAATTCGGTTTTCGCGCCATAGTTTACGTTATAGGGCGGATCGGTAATGACAAGGTCTAGGACGCTGCCACCCATAAGCCGCTCTACATCTTCCGGATCGGTGGCGTCACCACACATGAGGCGGTGACGGCCAAGCTGCCAGATGTCTCCGGTCCTGGTAATGGGGACGCCGATTTTCTCTGCAGCTTCATCCGGCTCAAAATCGTCGTCCTGAGCTTCGGCGGGGATGTCCAGCTGCTGGATGAGATCTTTTAGGTCGTCGTGCTGGAATCCGGTCACGGTAAAATCATAGCCTTCCAGGTCTAGCTCCGACAGGGCTTCCTTCAGCTTCTCCAGATCCCATTGCCCGGTAATTTTATTGAGGGCTATGTTCAGCGCTTTTTCTCTGGACTTATCGGGAATATCCAGAACTACGACTTCTGCCTCTGTGATCCCCATGTCCATCATGATGTAGCAGCGCTGGTGGCCTTTAATGATTGTCCCGTCGCTGTTGATCACAATCGGATCGGCGTAGCCGAACTCCGAAATAGACGATCTGATTTGTTGGTATTCGGGATCGCCGGGTTCCAGCTTTTTTCTGGGGTTGTATTCTGCGGGAATGAGCTCCTGGAGCGGCCTTGTTTCAAATCTCATAAATTTACCCCTCCTCATAATAGGGCAGTTTGGCGAAACGAAATGAGAAGTTTTATTTTTATTTCAGGGGGGAAAAGGCCGGGCGTCTCCGGCCCCGCAAGGCGGGGGGCGTCCTCAGTAGTACCTGTGGCCTTTTTCTTGGCTGGGACGCAAAAGAGCGCCCCCTGCTGGCCTGGCTGGTCCTGCTGGGTACGCTCCTTAAAATTTCATAATAGCATTATAGCACAGGTTGACCGAACAAAACGAACGAGTTTATTTTTTTCTTAAAAATCTATTGCAAAGCATACGCACACTGTCTGGGGTATTCTTGCCCCCTATGTCGTAAGCTACATCCTCCCAGGACAATCCCTCAACAAATCTCAGTGTCAATATCTCACGCATAAGGCTGTCATTTACTGTGGCTATGTACCGGTTCAGGCGGTTATACTCCGCAATGCTGGCTTTCACCTTAGCTTCAATCGCTGCCTTACAGTCCGCGATTTCCCCCGCAATGGCGGTCTTGTCTGATACCGCCCCAATATGCGGAAGCCCTTTTATATTGGCCGTAATGCCCGTTGCTGCCGCCTCTAAATCGGCCAGCCGCCGTTTTTCTCTCTCAATCTCCCTGTTTAAAAAATACAGCTGCGATAATTCCCGAATGCTCATTCTTTTCTGGCTGTCTGCCATTTATCAACCGCCTCCTTTACCTGCTCCGGATAGGAAACCACTAGAGCGGTCCCGCCTGCCCGGTTAATCTCCAGGATGGTCTGTTCCTGGATTTTGGAAAGCCGCCCAACCTCTGGCCGCTTTACCTCAAACCCGAAGAAGTGACCGCCAATGATACAGCAGATGTCCGGAATGCCCCTGCGGCAGTATGGACCGGCCTGGGCCTTCCATACAAAGGCGTCCGGATAATTTTGCCTGATCCAAAGAATAATCCGTTTCTGATAGTAGCTCTCTTTTGGAAGTTCTGGCATTTCCCGCTCCTTTCTGTCACGTTTTTTTCACGTTTTTTCACGTTTTTTTTCGGCTTTTAAAAAACGTGACAAGGCTTATTCTGAAAAATGGTTTTTTATGGGATTATTTACGTTTTTTGGGCCAATTTTGTCACGTTTTTTCGATTTTTGTCACGTTTTTTTCCGATTTGTCACGTTTTTCTGCTTTTTATCGGCCTCTCAGAAAAAAACGTGACAGCCTGAAAAAAATGTTTCCACTTTTGTCCCAAAAAAAGTGGAAACATTTTAGTGGCTCTACAAGCGGGTTTGTGGGCATTTTTCCACTTTCCACTTTTTCCTGGGATATATAATGCTTTTTTAAAAAAACGTGAAAATGTGAAAATGTGATGGGTTTTGTCACGTTTGTCACGTTTTTCTTAAAAACTATATACATAGTTAAAAAAGTGGAAAAGTGGAAAGAAAGTCTATAAACAGGCTCCACAAGGGCGTTTACATGTTTCCACTTTTGTTTCCACTCCGTTTCCACTTTTAAAAGTGGAAACATTCAGGGTAAAAAAATGTTCTTCAGAAGGGCAGATCTCCCGTGCTATTCTGAAGTAGGCTTGTTTGGGAGGGCTTTTCTGGAATATCTGATACTGCCCGGCTGTAGAAGAATTCAATAAACCATGATGTTTTCTTTTCAAAACGTTTTTGGACTTCGCGGCGGATTTTTCCGCTTTTTTCGACGGTCGTTGAAATAAGTCCTATTTCTGACATATACGTGTATTTCTCCAATGGGCTTCCGTACCCGGCGTCTTTAAGATATTTTCGCAGAAAAGATGGGATTATATAGTAAATGGTTTCCCCGGTATTTTCCGTTACATACCCATAGCAGGGCGTCCTTCTCATTTCGGGATGAAAATCATCTTCCCGGTAAAAATTCATAGGATAGGCTGTTATAAAATCTACAATGCAGCGCACGGCTCCTTCGCAGGTATCCGCCTGGTTATTTTGGATTTGCTGCTGCATAATTTCAGCGGCCATTGTTTTGGCCATCATCCATGATTCTGGATAAATGCCCAGTGCTTTTAAATACGCTTTGTCTGATTCCTTCTCAGCTGGCTCCCTAAAAAACCAGCTGTCTATCATAGCATCCACCAGGGCTGTTTCAGCGATATAAGCCACATGGGAGCTGCTGAATTCTCCGCTCAGAGAGTCAACAAAAGCCTGCATCTTTTCAAACGCGCCCGCTATATCCTTCTTTTGCATGGTGATAAGCCTGCGGATAAACGCAAGCCCGGCGGTACCGTGGTTTTCCGACACAAATTTATACACACTTTTGGCCCTGGTTTTATCCTCAAATGGTGCTCCGTATATCTCAATAAGACGGTTTTTGACGCCGCCTCTTGTTGCTTCCGACGTCAGCGGTTCTTCCCCGGTCCCCATGGCAACAGTCCTCCACTGCTTAATCTCCTGGAGCCCTGCCTTAGTGGCCCTAGCGCGGCCCACGCCGTTGCCAAGCATATAAACGAGCTTGTCCAGAAAATCCTGCTTATTGTCGGCCTGCTGCCGTTCATCAATTTCCAGGGGAAGATCCGTAAACAGCGCCGCCCGGCGCTCCAGGCTTGATTTTGTCGCGTCAAAGCTGATTTTTAACCGTTCCGGTTCCCCCCATGCCGATATAGCCGAATAAAGCGCGGCGGATTTCCCTCCGCCTGACGGCCCCCAGTTATAGAGAATAAAATTCCGCTCCTTTAATATTTTGAGGAGCGGCGGAACAAACGCAGCGGCCATAATAAACCGGAACTTGAGATTTTCTCTGTGAGGGGCCATAAATGCGATCCAGTCCTTTAATTCCCCCTTCTGGCAGACGGCGGACGCCATTCCCATCTGAGTGGGATCAAGATCCAGTACAATATCCTCCTCAATGCCGGGCAGGAAGCGGTCTCCTGGATGCCAGCCCAGGTGATCCGTAGAGATGGACAGGGGAAGCTTGTCCAGGTTTTCATTCTCCAGCGCCCCGAGAAACCGGACAACAGATTTCGCATTTTCCGATGTGATGGTACACCCTAAATCAGCAAGGGTCATAATAGCCTTATTATTAAAAATCGTGGAACGGGGATAAATAACGGTCTGCCATTTCTTATCCCGTTTCTGCCATTTCTTATCCCTCTTAAAAGCTGCCTCTATTTTTTCTTCGCCGCTGCCCATTTTCTTGATCCGCTTGGTAAGGATGATGGGGGTCTTACAGATAAGTTGGGGCGGCTTATTATCCGGTGTTTCACTGATTCCGTCCTCTGTAATCGTCCAGTTATCCGGTTCACGCAGCCGGATGGGCGCATCCTCTAAGACTTTGGATGTAATTTCAGCATCGAGATCAATGGGCTGGGCCTCACTCAGGGTATCCCGGATCATTTTTGCGGCTTCTTCCTGACCATGCTTTATGTAAAGGTCGCTGGGGTCTTTCGTCCCCAAAGCTTCGCAGCCCCATATATGGACCTGGCTCTTAAAGGCGCTGGCGCTTAATTTCTGACATATTTTGCGGACAAAGGTTTCGCCGCCCTGGTCCGGTTCCTTATGGATAAAAAGCTTTAAATCATGCAGGGTTTCAACATACTGGGCTTTAAACATGTCCGCTCCGGGAATACCGAGGGCAGGGATGCCCATATACCATAAGCTTTGGGAGTCGCTTTCCCCTTCACAAAGGACTACCCAGCCGCCTTTACGGATGTCCGGGAGCCTCCATTCCCCATAAAGGCAGATCTTTCCTTTGTTGTTGTTCATCCAGCGGAATCCTTTTTGCCCGTACCGCTGGCGGACAGCAGCTGCTTTGCCGTCTTCAAAATAATAGGGTATGCGCAGATACTTCATCCCGTTGCGGTCCCGTCCTGTACTTATCCGGCACGTTGTTTTGAGAAATTCTTCCGGAAGCTTTTTTTCCCGGCTGTACTCTTCCACGCTATAAGGCAGAAGCTCTTTTCCCTTATTTTTAGCCGGCGCTGTTTTTTGAGGCTCCACGCCGTATTTATCTAAAATTTCATGGTATGCCTTTGTACTGTCAATCCCATGAAGCCTGGCCCAGAAGGTGACAAAGTTACCTCCGTCACCTTCCGCCAAACAATGCCATTTTCCTGTTATTAAATCCACGGAAAAGCTAGGTTCCTTGTCCTCATGAAAAGGGCAAAGGCCCACAAGCTTATGATCCGAGACTTTATATTTTTGAATGACAGCGGTGTACTCCGCCTTGTAATCCACAATCTTGTCAATATCAATATCATACATGGAAAAAACTCACCGCCGTTTATCTTATTTTAATACCTTAACCCCGTTCAACGTATTCAGTGATTACACGGACAATCAGTTCAGCCCGTTCCGGTTTAGGCTTGATTTTATCATCCCGGTAGCGTGAGATGCAGCTTGCGCAAAGGCCCGTCATCTTACCGATTTGGGCAGGCGTCAGACCGAGATTGCGGATAACCCAGTTAATAGCCTCGCTGGCTGTTGCCTGGGGCGGCAGCATCATGGCAAAGGGATAGCTTTCCGGCGCGCTGTTCATCCGTTCGGCCCGTTCTTCCACAACAGGCGTTTCAAAACCGCCCTGCTCCAAAAAGCCCAGCACATAGGGGAGGCGTTCGTTCCGGCAGTTGGCCACAAGAGATGCGGCCTTTATGTAATCGTCGGTAGTCAGTGCCCGGCGTACGGCTGCGGTCTTTGGTGAAACGTGGTACTGTCCGGTTTTGCGGATGGCCGGCAAAACCTCATGTGTTACCCAGCGGGTAAACTTTTTCGCTTCCGGCTTATCCGAGCGGAGGATTACTTTATAGAGGCCGGATTCGTTACAACAGGCCATTGGAATTGTTTTTTCAGGGTTTTGGGGGTGGGGGAGGTCAAATCTACCTACCTCGTC